CAATGGTTCGGCTTGCGTTGGGGCGTGGGCTGTGTATAATGAAGGGTGTCCGGTTCAAGGGAAAGCCCGCCAAAGGTGGTGGGGCCGGGAAGTGCCTAGGAGGGGCACAAATAATGGAAAACATTTTCGATATTGTGGTGGAGAACGGCCAAGACGACCTTGAAGTAATCAAGGGTTTCATGCTCACATGTGGGCAAACCATTGCCCCCGAAGTCACCGAAGCATGGTGGCGTGGACTCCGTGGCGTGGACCGTTGGGAAGGTGGCGTTTTCGTCACCCAAGGCAAACTGTCCCTGTCAGTGAATGTGCTATACGACTTCCCGTGGGGTTCCACCGATGCTAACAATCACCCGGTTGTGATTGAAGCCACACTACGGGAGGAAAACCCCAGCGAGATTGTTGTGCTAGGATCAATTCTGCTGAATGACCAGCGCGACATGGATACGATCGAATGGTTGTTCGATGGTTTGGACTGGAACCCCCAATCACAAATCAAGTTCATTCGCAAGTCCGCACGCAACGCACGTATCGAATACGTGTGCGAAACCCTCAATCTTTGGCAGATGGAAGCCCGCTGGGAAAACCAAACCCTAGGGGAAAAAGCCCGCGCACACTACCGCCGCGCATACCTGGCCAAAAAAGGGGAGCTCACGGAGCTGTTGGAAAATGATGTGATGTAAAACACGGCGTGGGGGTTTGACGCCGGGGCAAGCCACACTGTATAATAGGGGCATAGGGTAAAGCAGAAAAGACCAACCAAAAGGGTTGGTGCCCTAAGGTTCAAGGAGGACCACCATGCAAGCACAGTACCAAAATCAGGCACCTGCCACCATCGAGGGCCTGATCCGTAAGGTTTTTGAGGGCGAAGACTTCTACAGCTTCGCACCCGTGTACGGCGATGATAGCGGCGATTCGGTTTACGGCTACGGCACATTTGAGAAGCGGGTTAGTGGAAACCTTCAAGCAACCGTGGATTTTGAGGCTGGTGTCGGGTTCTCCGATACCCTCGATGAACTGTCAGGTCGGTTCACGGTTGAGATTGAAGGCCCGCGCCGGGGCGAGTATGTCCACTATGAGTGGCTGGTGGACACCAGGCCGGGCGATAAGGGAATGCAAGATTTGATCCGCCTGTTCCCCAAGGCTGAGGAATGCGTGAAAATCGCTGCAGCACAGGTGTTCAGCACGATTGTGGAGTACTCGGACGACTACGCCGATGCGACCGTTGAGCATGCGAAAATGATGCTGGGGGCACTGGACCCCAACGGCACGCTGGACTACTAAAACATAAACACTGGTAAGGGGGTGGCCAATGGTTGCCCCCGAACCGGAAAGGATAACATTATGGTTACAATCCCAGAAATTGAGCAGCGCCTAGCCGATTATGTGATCCGTGACCCACGGCAGTTCATGCCTTCGGATTACGATTTGCGTGGTGTTGCAGAAATGATTGCCGATATAAGCCTTGAAGGCGGTGACCGCCATGATATGGCTTGGGTGAAAGCGGTGAAACCCCTGCTCCGGTCACGTTTTGCCAAGATCAACGTGTTTGATTTGGATTGGGAGCCTGTTCAGCACGGCGATGATATCATGCTGGTTGCGGTTTTCCACAGCCTGTGGGGGGATCAGGATATTGTGGTTGACCGGTGGGGCGATATCCACACCCGTATCGGTAAAGATTTTCGGCCCAGTTGCCTGATGTGGTCTGAGGAGTTCCATTCCCATGGTGACCATTTTGATGAGATTTTGGTCACATCGTGGCGGTTCATGGTTGATCGTTTGCGTGACCGGCTGGAAGAATACATTAAGAATAATATTGATGAGGGCGAATAAAATGCCGAATATTGAAGAGTGGTTCCCGCTACCGGAAAAATGGTTTGATGATCCTGATGATTTGGTGGAGGAACAAATCCGCCCTATTATTGGTGATGATGTGAAGTACATTTCCAAAAATGCTTTGAACACGCATTTGGGGGCCAAGGAGGTTGTTGGTGATGGTGTTTATGCAGGCCTGAAGGAGGGCGTGCGTGTCGATCATCGTAAGTTTTTACAGATGCTTGACGCTTGCGATATCCGTAATCTGCGCTTGCCTATCAATGATGATGTTGATATCCATGAATATAATCGAACATTTTATGCGAATAATGAAAATGTTTATGATGCGCTGGCGACTGGTTACTACGAGTTGGAATGGTCCGACGGGTCGACGGTGTGGGTGGATATGAGCTATGACACAGGAACTGGCGAAGCGCGGTTCTTTCTCTTTGGTGACCAGTTTGCGCCGGGTGATAGCCGGGTGCATGATGTGCGGTTGGATACCGCCCGCCATGGCAGTCATGTGGTTTTGTTGGATAAGATTTTCCCAGGTTGGCGTGAACAAATGTTCGATCCGTTTGTTGAGGGTTGGGAGAAGCAGATTGCGGATTGGCGTGCTGAAGACAAAGCCGAGGAAGGGGAAGAAGTTTAACGATTAGCCCCCGTTCGGGGGTGGGGTTTGGGGCCAGGGCAGGCAACACTATACGGGGGAAACATTTTTCAGGAGGTAAGAATCGTGACGATCGTCACAGTTAATTTCCCGGACCGGGGGCTTTTGGGCATTCATGGTGTCCCCGCGCCATGCGGCGATGTGTGTTTCATCGGCGGTAAAGTTCCGCACGGCGCTAAGCTCGATGCGGCCTACACGGTGACCGTGAAGCATGATGATAATTCGTATCACATGCGCTGCCATTTTGGTGTGGAGTATCTTGCTAATCGGCGCAGGTTGGTGTATTATTTTCAGAATGAAGGCTTACCCCCAGCTGAGCTTGTCGATCTGGAGGGCGACTCTGATGGTGTTGCTGCCTCCATGGCGCTGTTGGGTGCAAAATGCTTACAGTTTGCGGAGGTCACATTGGATTCTTGCGAAGGCTCCGGGTGGGAGAAGGTCAGCGAAAGGGCATATCGGCTTCGCTTGAATCCCCAGGAAAAGTTTGGGCCCCTATTTGTGCACATCATCCTATCTGACATGGGGAGATTATCGAGCGTGAAGTTGTACGAGGCCATCACCAGCAGTGATAATGATTACCGCATTTTAGGCTCGGACCGATACGATCCTTTTCTCACCGCGGTGTTGGGTGGGGATTATTGGAATGAGCTGGCCAAGCTTGTTTCCTTAGGTGTTTTTAAGGAGGGTGAAAATGATTAGCGTCTCTGAGATTGTTGCACATGTCGGACGGCTACAGTCTGCGGTGGTACGCCAAGCAGTTCAGCGTTTATGGAAAGCCTTTCAAAGACGGTTTGGGGAAGGATTGTGAAGTATTCGTTATTGAGTCACGAAAGCCGGGCGGGCTGGTTAAAGCTAAGAAAATCGTACTTGACCGCCAGTGAAATAGGCAAGCTCGGCCCCAAAGCCGTCAAGGCCATGGTGAACCTTGGTGAGGAAAAATGGGGCGACACACCCCCCTTCCGGGGGAACGAATACACGGAATGGGGCAACATTCGTGAACCGGTTATCGTTGGGAAACTTTTGGAAGCGTGGATTCCGGTTGAACATAACACAAACCTTTTAGTATCCACAACCCACCCGCTGTTTGCCGCCACCCCCGACGGCCTAATCCCCGACAAAAATGCTACGGTGCAGATCAAAACCGCTGGTACGAAGCGTTTCTTTGGCGATGTGGGGCACATGCCGAAAAACTATATGCGTCAGTGCCAATGGGAAATGCTTATCACCGATGCGGAAAAGTGTTTGTTCGTGGTGGAAGAAAGGCTGGAGTCGTTCGATGGTTTCTACCCCGGTAGGATCACCACCATGACCGTGCCCCGCGATGATAAGCTTATCGACAGCCTGGTGAAAACGGGCATGCGGTTTGTGAATCTGGTTTTGGACGGCACCATCAGCCATCCCCAGAGTGAGGCGTTTAGGAGGTTCAAAGCGGAAGCTGAGTTTTTCTATAAGTGAGGCATGAAAAATAGCCCCCGGTGTTAAAAGCCGGGGGTGTTTTCATGTGCACCATTAACGTCACTGTTATGCTATTGGTCGGCGTCAAGGGTGCTGTTGATTTGGCGAAGCTGCTTGACCTGCACATTTATAAGCTCATCGTCGGGTATATCATTTGCCCTGTGTATGCTAAGCAGTCTATCTATCACGCTTATAGCCCGCTCCAAGGCCCTATGCAAGCGTGACGCTATATCCTCGATAGCGTGGCGCCTGTCGCGTTCCTCATCAATGCGTTTCTCCAATATGTTCACTTGGTCTGATAGGCTGGTGATGCGTTGGTCCATGCGTTCTATTTCGCTTTTTCTAAGGTTCTGGTTATCGGTTTTAGCTTTCATCCATGCTGCTATCAGTGCGGTTACTGCGGTGGCTAGGGCTGCGCTTAACGCCGTTAATTCGGCTATCATATGTTCTACCTTTCGGGTATTATGAAAAGCCCCAACCCATATAGGCTGGGGCAATCATCACTGCTCAAATACTACTTTTCCGGGGCCTCAATCACTGCGGGGGCAATGACACGATTATGGGACTTGCCAGCCTCGGTGTCGTCAATGATGTTGAACAGCTCATCATTGATTTTGCCCACCACACTATCAGTGACACCGTTAGGGGTGCGAGACACACCCAACACTGTGAGAACACTAAGAATGATCGGGACAATCTGCTCAGTGTAAGCGGGCAGATTAGTGTGGTGCGCAAACACGCCGGTCAACACCACCGCCACAATCAGCAGTGCGCTACCGAAAGCCGCGGTCACGGTGTTGGCCTTGCGCTTGCTGAGAGACTGCTTAGCAGCAATATTCCGCAGAGCCTGGTTGAGAACATCTGCGGTTTGATTATTGAAAGCCATAAGCTTTCCCCTTCCTTTACCGAATCCGGTTGATAAGATTTTGCAGAAGATCATTCTGCTTTTCTGTGAGCTCGATAAGCTTATCCAGCTTATCCCCATTACGCTGGGCAGCATCCATGCTCATGTAGGCGTGCGCGTTAGTGTTGATGATGAAGTCACGCAAGGTGCCTTCCCAATCGCTACCAGGCACCCGCGATTTAAAGCGTGCGTCTAAAACACCCATAAGCTCCCCTTTCCCAAAAGGTGGGTTATCAATATATTTCTGAACATTCGCACGGAACTCGTCCATGTCCATCATGTGGCCTGGGACACCATCGCCCGCGCCGGGGTCCCACTTGCCCTGTGCATAATATGAGTACTCCCAATGGGCTATGCACCGGCTGGAATCCAAACCCAAATACCACAGCAGGGCGGCCACGATGCGGTGGTAGGTGTCCAACATGTTATCAGGCCACGGTGAAATCCCATCAGACTGGGGTTCAATACCAATCATATATGGGTTCGCGTTATCGGTTGGCAACCCGGGGTATGATCCGCGCCCCAGGTGCCAGGCCACACCAGCCCCACAAATCGTGGCAGTGTAGGGGGGTGTGCGGCTTAAATGAATCTGAGAAGAAAGTCCATTCTCCAAGCCGGGGTTGCGTGCAATATATTCCGCCGACGTGTTATTAGCACCCGTGTGGTGCACCGCCACGCCCCAAATCTTCGTGAAGTCACCCATGCCCCACTCGCGCCAACCATCAAGTTCTTGCACGTCAACGCCGAAAGCGCGCAACACGTCGGGCATGAACAACGGGTCACCGTAGTGGTTTGGGTTTGGTTGTATCGGCATAATATCAGTGCTAACGTCTTCCTCGGTGTCTGGCATTTCTTCGGTCATGGGTTGCGTCAGTTGCGTGTGCGGGGTACCGGTAGCGTTGGTTTGCCCCCACTCGTGCCATAGGATTTCATTAACGTCACACTGTACGCCACCCACTGTTACGGTCCCGATTTTTTGGAACAGGACGGCTTCTGGGGCTAGCTCACCCCCGCTCCATGCTGCGGTCTGCCAAGCCAAGAAATGCCCCTTGCCACAATCGGCAATCACACCGTCCTCAACAGCCCACGATATTACACGCGAATGCCCATATATTCCGGTGCGAGACACACCCAGAATATCGTTCACCCCACGGAAGTATTCAACACCGAAACTATTCCACTCGCTGAGAGAAATATTATAATCCACGGCGAAGAAGCATGCAGCATCACCGCGCCCTAGGCTTTGTAAATGCTGCAAAACCGCGGTAGCATCCGACACGCCGCCCGCGTAGCCGCGCTTGATATCCGAGTCGTGTTCCTTCCCGTACTGATACACGAAAGCTATTGACAAGCCGTTACGGTAGAAGTCGTCAAGCTCGTTTTTACCAATCGGCTTGCCCCGCATCCACGCTTCCCGTGGTTGGGATACGTACCGCACCGCACCCATATGACCAGCGTTTTTAACATCGGCGGCGCTTGGAACACCAGCCGAATAGTCAATAATTGTTGACAATCACATCACCCCTAATCAGTCATCTGTTGCCTTGAAAAATAGGTAGCACCTACCATTCTTAATATTGTGGGGGTCGCCAGTCCACCCGGTGGCGAAGCATGTCCAAAACTCGTCGGACCGTAGCGAAAGCCCCCGGTTGGTGTAGGTTTCCCCCGTGTCAGCATCCTGTAGCACCACTATCATCCTGCCCCATGGGTGCTTTTTCTTAGCTTTGCAATCCACAGTGAGTGTCGGCTGGTCATCAATTTTGCCGTTGGGGTCGATAACCACCTCATATTTTGTATCCATTGACCTCATATTGGGGTGCTTGAATTCAAAATCGTACACCAGGTCAACCCCAAATTTTGATTTCATGTACGCTTCCAGGGCGGTTAGGTTAGCCCCTGCGCGTTTCCGCTCATCGACGATGCGTAGCCACGCGTCGGATTGGTATTTTAGCAGCTTTTCGTTGCGGTTAAGAATGTCCTTAGAAATTTTGATTTTCCGCACCACGCCGGTGGGGGTTGCTACGAACTCTACCCCGGACACTTTTGCCTCACGAAACATTCCAGGCCCCACCATCACATCAACCACATCACCAGGGATAACATCAACGCCAGGGTTTGTGTTGCCAACCTCCAGGCCCTCAATATCCCGGGTGAAAGTAGTGGTCATCTCATTAGCCTTCTCCGCCCCATCAATCACCTGCGCAATATCCGTCACCCCCGCCGGAATATTAATACTAATATCCGACTTAAGAAAAGCCTGAATAAACAAGCCGTTACCCAAATCATTCTTAAGCGCATACACATAGACGGAACGTTTCCGCTGGTCCTCCGACAACGATGCTCCATCGGGGTAGGTTACCGACCATGCCCCATACAGGCGTGTAGCCGTGGGGTAGGTGACAACAAACTCCATACTATTAGGTGTAACAATTTTATTCACCTTAGGCATTTTTAGCTTCCTCCCCCTGTGCAACAAAAATGTATGGCACTGGGAAAACTGTTCCCACCTGTGTCCTGCCCCACACGCTAGCGTCCAGTGTTTCACACGGGTACGCTACCCTTAGAAACAGGTTAATGTTAGCAAACTCCAGGGCGTCTTTGATAGTGTTAGCCATTGTATCCTCCGCCAGGGTGATGGTGATCTCGGGTGAGTCCAACCCGGTTTCCACCCTACGGCAAAGGAATGGTGGCCCGGTGTACCCCTCGGTCCGGTAGATGAGGGAAGCGTTTTCCTGGATTAGTTTAGAGATAATCTCATCGGCCTTACCTATCACGGTGAACCCATCCACCTGGTTGCCCGCCCTGAAAAGTTTCAGAGTGTATTCGCGGGGCGACTTCAGTGTGTGAATGTTGTCTTTAATCTTTTCATTCTTCGTCTCTAACCAGGCTTTACGGTCCGAAACGGCGGGCATTTCACCCAACACGTCCAAGTATTCCAGGGCCTCGATCGTGACCGAATCGAACCTGTTGTTTCGGGTGGTGAACTTCGCCATTTTGATCTTGCCGAACCAGCGCGCATCCCCCGCATCAATAAGCAGCATCTTTAAATCATCGTGTATTAGCGCACCCAAAATTTGGATATCATGCTCGCTACCCGGTGAGGGTGTGAATACTCCGGCTAGCGAATACTCCACGTCCAACCCGATACGCACGCTAGCGGTACCGGGCTGGTTGTGCTGAAAATTATAGGAAAGGTCACTATAATTATCCAGCTCGATCATGGGTTGCCCGCTGCCGTTGCATATGCAAACATACACGCCGCGTTGCTTAATCACGTTAGCGCGCAGGTCAAACCATTTTTTCCACGCCCCCGTGGTGTTCATCGTGTCAAGTATACCAGGCATTTTCTTAGTCTTCGTCGCTGCCCCATGGTACTAGGTGGCGTTCCTCGTAATCAATCCTATAGTCGAAATTGCTTGTGAAACGCACCACATCACCGGCAGGGGACTGCAAATGTGCATAATCCTGTGGTTTCAGCTGGTCAGTGATGGACTTAAGCACCTTACTATTGTTGACGCGACGGACTACGGGGGCCTCGCCAAGATCAAAATTGATGTAAGCAAGCCCCTCGAAGTCGCCCGCTTCTAAGTTTAGGTTAAGAAAATCCAGGCCGGTGCCCCGCCACACCCCCTTAAAGCTGGTGGTCTCATTCCGTTTAAACCTGAGAGTCACCTTAAAACCGGAAGGAATGTTTGACTTGCGCTGCAAACTTGCCACCTGCACCCCATTTTCCAATTTGGGGTAGACGCTTTTGACCTGGAACCAAAAACCGTCATCGCAGATCACGGGCACAATAACCTTGATGTTATCCTGGTCAAAATCTTGCGGGTCGGGGTTTGGCCACGCTAGTGAACGGGCGGTGCGCAAACGCGCGCTGTAGGTTGCATTGTAGAACTTGTCTTGGCCTTGCCCGTAGGAGGTGAATGGTGCGTTATGCACGTTGAAAATGAAAGTCTTGCCTGGCTGCACCTCATTCTGTAATCTTAAGAAAGATTTATACAAACTTGCTTCCCCGGTTTTGGCGGGGCCGGGGGTGATTGATAGGGTGAATTCCCCGGTGAACGGCTTAATGCGGTGCCCTTTGTACACCTGCCCAAGGCCGTTTACCGGGTTTTGCACAGTGTCCTCAAACTCACCAACCATGCCCTGGACACTTTCCTCAACTAGGGTGTAGTCACGGTACACCCAGTTGCTGTTATCTGGATTGTTTTTCATGTGTTCAAGATCAGGCTTAATAAAACCTAAGGAACCAAGAGATGCTGATAGCATGCTACCTCCAAATGTTAGGGGTCAAAACCATTTGATTATAGCATGCGACAACAAAACGTGCCCAGCATCACAATGGCCGGGTTTGACACGGGGGCCAGAGCGTGTATAATTAAAAGCATCAGGTTGAAGATAAAGCCCAACCAAAGAGTGTTGGGGCCTGAAGTCCAAGGAGGACACCATGACCAACATCACAACCTACCCCAACGGCATCACCGGTAAAGAATGGGTGCACCCCAGCACTGGGGAAACCCGCATCTACCTCAACAACTGGCTGGAAGCCGTGGGGGTTGAACTCAGCTACTACGGCACCGGTAACATCTGCTACGCAGAGTTGGACGGCAAAAAAGTGAGCAACAACACAGGCAAATCTTTGAAAGCCATGAAAGCCTGGATTGATGCCGATGGTGAGGTGCATGTGAAAATCAACGACCGCGCCCGCTTCTATATCAAAGAAGCTACCCTGATCGAGCGGATTAAGGAGGCCCTGAAGAAAGATAAGTAAAAGCGTTCTCTCCCCTCTTCTCGCATCGTAAAAAGCACCCCCTAATATCAGGGGGTGTTTTTCTTATGCCTAAACTGTAGCGGCATTGCCCACCAGGGCAAACGCTGTTTAAGGCGCCTAGCGGGGCGATAGCCGGGGCAACTATCAAGAATGAACAATCACCCCAGCCCCACCACGATAGGGTGTTACGCGCCAAACCAGGGCGTGGGCTAAATCACAATCAGTCCGCCTTGCGCAAAGACCGTTGGAAGTCCCAAGCGTTTGGCTTCTTCTCCTCCTCAATCTCACGCACACGCAAATCCAAATCCGCCTGCGATTTACTGATCTGCTCCAAAAGTGCTTTGACCTCATCGGCGCTGTAGGCGGTTTTATCCGAAGGAAGGTTCACGGTCACGGTGGCGCGCTTGTTGCCCACACGCTCCGACTCCGCGGCCGCATGCTCAGCCTCAGCACCAGACTGGCGCAACGCCAGGCGCAAATCCCGGATCGTGTCCTTATGCAAACGCAGCTCAGAATTGCGTTGCTGCTCAGTCACATCAGCCAGGCGCTTTAGGGCGTTCACGGTTTCTTTTGAGGTGGCTTCCTGGATTTGCTTATTGATACTTGCAAGCTCAACGAGTTTACTCAGCTCGGTTTTGCGCAGCTCACCAGCGGTTTTGTTGTACTCGCGTTCATTCTGAATGTTTTGCAAACGTGACGCATAGTCATTCTGCAAAGCTTCTTGACGGCGCTGGAACTCCAAATTAAGGCGTTCCATGTCGGTTTTCATATTTTCAGCAATCGTGCCGAAAGCTGAATTAATAATCTCAGAACCGACCTTGGCGCCACCCGTAGCGGCCTCAACACCATAACCGTTCACACCAGCAACAGCGCCACCGGCCGCGGCAGCCCCACCAAGCAGCGTGGCCAAACCTAATGATAGTTTCTTACCAAGCGATAAGCCCTTGAAAACCTTACCGGTCTCATCCTTATTGGCCTTGAGTGCATGAAACCCTGTGAAAATATCACCAATGCTCTTAATCGCAGTCAGAGCACCACCCACACCGGTAGCGATGTTACCAGTGTAGAAGCCAAGCCCAGCTGATACCAGGCCGCCTAGCACACCCATCAGGCCGCTAGCACCCTTCTGCAAACCCTGCAAACCCTTCTGCGCCCCAGACAAACCAGGCGTGTCAAGCCCGTACAGTTTAGCCGCCTGCACCTGCAACTTTTGGGTGGACAGTTTCAGCAGCTCAGCAGCCTTAGCCTGATTCAAAGTGGCCTCAGCAGCGGCGAACGCAGCATCCTTCGCCTGCATCATAGCGGTGTGTTGCTGAAGAGCATTCTCAGCTTGTACACGGCGAAGCTCCCACTCCGCAGCCCGAACCTGATTCGTGCGACGCTGCGCCTCACCAGCGACCGTACCCCACGCCCCAGTGCCTTTCTCAATGTACCGATCAATAGCGAAACCGAATTGGTCGTACATCTGCTTGTTCGCCTCAAGCCGTGCCTTGTCCAATGCCTCAAGCGCTTTCGCTTGATTCACGGCACCCGTGGCGCGAACCTGGGCAAGGTTGAACTCTGCATTTCTCAGGTTGATAGCCGCCTGCGTTGCGGTAAACATCGCCTGCGTCAGATCGTACTTGAGCTTGCGAACTTCCTTACGGGTTTTCTGCACCGTGTCGTGGGCTTCGGAAACAACCCCCGCTACCAGGGCAAACGCCCCAATCATGGTAGACAGTTCAGTCTGTGCCGCGGTGATAAGATCACGTATTGCTTGGATACGTGCCGCCATCACCGTGCGCTCCGCAACCTCGATCTGCTTCAACGCGTCACCGTTTTGCTTACGAACCTTAGCCAGCTTATCCTCAGCCTTATTCAAAGCCTCAAGCTTTTTCTTCTGTTCCTCAGCATTCTTATTATCGGATTTATCAATCGAAGCCGCGGCGTCCTCACGTGCCCTGGCCAGACGCTTCTCCGCATCCGCAATCTTCTCAGCCTTATTCTTGGCCTTCGAGGATCGTGCACGGGCCAGTGCCGTTTCGGCATCCTGAATCTTCCTAGCCGATGCGGTGGAAACTTTCGCACCTTTGGCTTCGGCTTCTTGGTATTCCTTCCTGGCTTTCTCAACCTCTTCTAAGGCTTCCTTCTCAGCTTTCGTGTTGTCCACAACTTGGCGCCGGGTCTCGGCCAAGCCCTGCTCAGCGTCCTGAACAATCTGCGCAGACCCCAGAAAATCACCCTCGTAGTCAGCACGGCGTTCCTCCCACTGCGAGCCGATGCGCTCAACAATCGGCTCCATTTTACTAACCAAACTATCAATCGAATCAGCCAAATGGTCAAGGCCCAAAAACTCTTGGTGAGTCAACACACGCTCCGGCTTGCCCGAAAGGTTCACAGCCATACCACCAGACGGCAACCAGCCACCATTATCATACAAGCCGGTGCCCTTGACCAGGGATAACGCCCTGTCCATTTTCGTTGCGTACCGTGTTGGGAAAGCGGACACCTGCACACCCTGCGCCACAGCACCCGGTGACATAGCTTCCCACCCCGGGAACTTCGATAACATGGCCTTATAGAACAAGCCCGCGGATTTGTAGGGGTCCATGCGTTCCGCAAGGGTGCCCCAACCGGCTTGGCGCTGCTGGAACAAACCAACCGAATCATGATCCGACCCCACAGCATCATGGCGGAAGGCTAACGATCCTGGAACCTTAGCGTTTGCAAACATCTTCAAGGGGTCGCCAGACTCAACAAGGGCCGTAGCAACACCAATCATCGCACCCTTAGAAGACAGTGAGTAATCCTTAGCGCGCCGGGAAATTTCGTGAACGAAATAATCATGTCCCCAGCCGCTATGCTTCTTACCCTGCTGCCCATACGGTACATCCTTATCCGGGTCAAGCGTCAACGGGTCGCCAAGCTCTTTCGCCCCAACAACCCCACTACCAGTATATTCATTACCACTACCAGTAAGCGCCGTGCCTTTCTTAGTTTCCTGTAAGCCATAAAACTTCGACAAGGCCTTATGTAACTCAGCAGCCGACCCCCAGCCGGGGGTACCCGAACCTGTGGAATCCCCGCTACGGGTAGTTGCGACACCCGAATCCAGGGTGAACCCACCACTATCGGGGCTATAGGTGATGCCATCAATCTTCCCTGGTAGACCATCAAACCGGTCCAAAGTTTCCTCGAACCGCTCCGCAGAATACTGGGGGCCACTACCACGCAACCTAATAAACATTGCATCAGTGTACTGGGACAAGTTAGCACCAGCCATGCCGCCAAGCTGGCCATTACCCCGCTGGCCACCCATTTCAACAAACACACTACCTGAACCGTAGTCGATTTTACCGGTAGTGTGCCCGCCCCACGGGCCACCATTGAACCACCACATGGTGAATGTGTTTGCGCCACCAACGCCCCTGTGGAAACCATGAGAAGCACCCCACGCGCCCTGATCCCCGGTAGCAAACTTACGGGGGAACGGAGCAATACCCGCAGCCAGGGCAGCAAACGCACTGATAGCACCCGAACAGTCACCCCAGTTCGAGCCACCCCACACATAGGGGGCACCCTCAAGCGGACGCGAAGCCTGAAAACCCTTCACAGACTGCCCCTGGGCAAAACGCACAAGGTCACGGCCAGTAATACCGCCCTCCGCAAACTTCTGCCCACCATAAATATTCCCCGTATAGGTAGGTTGCACAGGCATACCAGTGGTCTTATCCTGCAAACGCATACCAAAAATATCAGCAACCCTGCTAAGGATAGCGGTAGACCGTGCACGCTTAGCCGGGGCCAACGGAATATAGGCCTCACCACCGGTTTCCGGCTCAGCCCACACACGCCACTCGCCCGGCGCCGCAATCGTCGCAGTGTGATTCTCACCACCCTTAGCAAAAGCCAAACCACCACTGGCATACCCAACAATACCCCCATTAGCGTGACGCGACCCCTCAGTGTTGATACTAAACGCCGAAGATGCTACACTGGAAACTTTGTCCTGGATAGCGGAAACCTTCTCATCCAGCCAGTTCATGACCTTAGCGAAGCCCTCACGCAAACCATTAAGCAAACCGGTGAAAATATTAATACCGGCATTGACCAGCCAAGCACCCGCTTTAGCGAAGAAATTCTTAAGCTTGTCCGGGAACTCTTGCGCAAACTTGAGGCCCTTGCTAATCATCTCCGCAAGGTGGGTGAGGAACTGGTTCTTCCAGCCGGTGACCGTGATAATCACCTTGGCAACACCAGCGTGGAAGCCCTGAACAATATCCCCCCACATGTTCTTAATCTTATTCACAGCCGCGTCTTTGAACGCCCCCAGCTTGCCCTTCACATTCTCCGCAAACTCATTAAACCGGTTCTTAATATTTTCCCCGGCCTCGCCCCAAATTTCCTTAATGTGGTCCCACATGCGGCCAAAAGCTTTGGGCACGTCCTCCCAGTTACCGGTAACAATATCTACTAGGGCGACGAAGAAGCCGGAAAACACTTCTTTCACGGTGTCGATGCTGGCACTGAAAATGTCCTTAACATTTTCCCAGCCTTTGCTAATAGCATCCCCGATGATGTCCTTGAACACCCCGGCCCCGGTTTTGAGGTTTTCCCAACCCTCGCTAAGCCACGTGCCAACATTGCCAGCAAAGTCTTTCACAGGCCCCGCTAGTTCGTTAAAAGTGTTGGTCACCTTATCTTTCAGTGAGGACAAGCCTTCAGTTGCTGCCTGCCATTTCTCACTAAACCACTGCCCAATATTAGCCAAGCCTTCCTTGACGCCTTCCCAAGCATTCTTAAGAAAGTCTGTGAACTCACCCCACAGGCGTTTACCAGTTTCGGTTTGGGTGAAAAAATACACTAGGCCAGCAACCACGGCAGCAATAGCCAAGCCCAATGCAATGAACGGGTTCATGGCCATCACGGCGTTCAACCCTGTGAAACTGCCAGTCAACCCCAGGTTAGCGGCTGTGGCCGCCAAGGTTCCGGCCCGCTGTGCGGCTAGCAGGGCAGGCATCGCCTGAAGCAAAACCATAAAATTCCTGATAGCGCCAACAGCCCACACCCCGGCCTGAACTGCTTTCAGTGTGGTGTAGGCCCCGATCACGCCACCAATCATAGCGGCGATAGTGCCCACCAGTTCGTTGTGTTGGCGAATCCATTCAACAGTTTTAGAGAACGCCTCGGCAACGCTACCAACAGACTTACCCAATTGATCCATCCACACCTCAAGATGCGGTGCAATCACCTCATAGATGCGTAATTTAGCGTCTGACAAGGCGTTATCCCAGCGTTCCATGGCGCCGTTAAGGCCGCCAAGTTTCGCCCCCGCGGTTTCACCTGCGGTACCAACAGCGTCCATTTTTCCACGCAGGTTATCAAACGCTTCAACACCACTACTAGCAGCGGTGGTGGCGAACGACACAGCCTCGCGCCCGAATGCGGTAGACGCTTCGGCAAGGAAAGCGGATTCACCCATGCGTTCTTGTGCGTCATGCAATTGTATTGTGATTTCTCTCAGCCCAACGAACTTGCCATCGGCGTCAAACGCTTGGATACCCATGTTTTCAAGGGCTTTTGCTGCTTGCTTAGAAGGCGATGTAAGAGACAGTAACGCGGACCGCATTGCGGTACCGGCCATGGTGCCCTTGACGCCCTGGTTAGCGAACAGGCCAATGTATGTATTAGTGTCTTCTAAGGAAACGCCAAGGGTTGCCGCGGTCGGTGCCGCCATCTTCAACGCCTCGCCAAGGTCCGTGACCGTCGTGGCAGTGTTGTTTGCGGTGTTTGCAAGAACATCCGCAACACGTGTCGCCTGATCCGCAGCCAGGTGGAAACTGTTCAGTGCCGCAACCTGCAAATCAGCGGCGTCACCAGCACTAATCTGGGCAGCACCAGCAAGCTGAATCGAACCCTTAGCCGCATCCATAGCCTGTGAAACATCCATGCCACCCTTAGCCAGGGCAAGCATCGCATCCGCAGCCGATGCCGCGGAAGTGCCAGCAAGGGACTCGTCATTACCCAAATCCTTAGCATGCTGCTTAACCTTCGCCAACTGCTCCGCAGTCGAACCAGTCACGGCACCAAGCGACCCCAGCACACCATCAAATTCCCGGCCTTCCTTAATAGCCTCGCTCAGGAAACCCACGCCACCAGCAAGCCCCAAACCAGCAGCCAACAGGCCAGACACTTTCCCCAACTGGCCAAACAAGCCCGCACCCTGGCCAGCAACACTATCAAACGTGGCCCCCAAAGATTGCATTTTTGCGGAACCAACATCAGAAGCATCAGCCATACGGCGCTGCGCAGCCGCCACATTATCAGCAGCGTCACTAGCCCTACCCCTGGCATTAGAAAGCGCAGTCTCCGCACCCTCAAGCGCACTCACAGACCCCAATTGTTGCTGCCTAGCAGCGGAAACCTTCGCCTCCGCCTGGGCAATTTTAGCGTCCTGGTTAGCCCTAGCCGCCTCAAGCTTACGCTCCGCAGACTCCAGCTGCTCCGTGGTGGCGGTACTGCTATCACGCAACGATTGCAGCTTAGCCTCAGCATCCTGAACCTTAGAATTTTGTGAGACACGCACCGACTCAAGATTCTTCTCCGCAGCCTCAAGCCGCTTCGTGCTCGTCTCAACCTTAGCCTGGGCTTGCTCAGTTTTTTGCATAGCCTGGTTGACTTTTTCCTGGGCTTGTGCTTCACGGCGTTTCGCCTGCTCAAACGCTTTAGCCGACCCATCAATGCCAAGGGTAAGCTCGGTCTGAATCTTCTTCCCCGCCTTCGTAGCAGCACTATTCACAGGGTCCTCTAGATGCTTCTTGATAGCCGCATTCATGCCCCGCAACGACACCGTAATCGGCAAAGAAGCATAACCGATAGCTGACATGCTAACCTCACTAAAATGATAATAAAAGTATTAAAAAAGGCGGGGCAAACCAATGGCCTGCCCCGCAAAAAATGTTATGTTAAGTTTTCCCCTTCGCCAACGCAAGTTTGCGTTCCCGCTCGGCCTTGATCCTGAAGTAGCGTTCCTTACGTTCCTCTAAGGCTTTCTGCTTCCTAGCGCCCTCACGCATTGTTGCCATGGGGTGGCGCCCCCCAGAAGTGATAGCCGCGAAAATATCGGCAAGAATATAGCCCTCAATTGATAGCCTATCAATATCCAATATTTCCGACCAAAACCTAGACCGGGTACGATCCAAGCCGTCTACCAGCACCAATAGCCGCCTCAGGGTGAGCCGCGATTTGCCGCCTTTGGGGCGCCAAAAATCACGATAGTCAATACCCATAAAAGCAAGGTCCTGCTCCACAAGGTCCTCATGCTCACGGATGTAGGGGAGTAATTCTATTTTCCCGTAAGGCCCCATTCCTTATCAATGAGGGGGACAACATGCTTCTGAAAATCACGCAACGTTGCGCCGGTAGCCTTGATCTTGCCCCAATCCTCCGGGGAAAGAATATCCCGATACACGGCCACAGGTTTATCACAGAATGAATCGTAAGCATCTAAGCTCATGTCTTCGAGGGTTGCGGGGATTGTGACCGTGACTTCCTGGCCCCGTAGGGTTGCGGTGATTTCAACGGTAGTGGTTTCTTCCATAGCTTCTTTTTGGGTTGCACTCATTGGGGTTACCTTCCTAGGTAGTTGATGAAAGTGAAAAATGAAAAATGAAAAGTGGGGGCGTCTTAGCGGTCGGGTGCGCCCCTAAACCCCACGTTTTTATCATCACAGTGACATTAAAGGTGGTGTAATAACATCACCCATTAATGTCACAGTGACCATATTTTACGGCGTATCCTCAACCGTGATCTGGTCAGTCGTGCCCTCAAGGTGGCTAACAGCAGCAAGAATGCCCTCGAAGGACTTGACCGTGAAGCCTGCGGCCTTGGTGCCAGAAACAACTGCTTCCTCACCACCCGCAATCTCACGCAAAGCCTCCTGAACCTTCGCAGCATCGGCATCGTGCGCCAGTTCCTTGGTTTCATTGTAGTTGATACGCAGATTCCAAGTACCACCAGTAGCCGCAGCCGGAAGCTTAACAATCTTCTCAGCCTTCGGCAAAGTGTTGGTGAACCGCTCAAGGTCAATGATTTCTTGCTTCTCATCCGGCACAAAATCCAGCTTCTCAAACACAGCCTTGAACGTATCCGGCAGCACATTGATTTCAATCTCGGTACCGGAAGCTTCTTGGCCCTTGCTCAGATTCTCACCCTTAGCCGCGGCGCGAGTACGGGACACCAACAGGCGATGCGAGCCGTCGTTAAACTCATACTCCACCGCCACGAACGGCCGTGCCAGCTTGGCGCTGTGCAAAAGAATCTCAGCCCCATCAATCCGCTTCGACGGCGTGGTTCCCCGTGTGCGGTCCGGCCATAGCACGGATTGTACAGCATCATTCTCTTCAAGAACCAAAACCTTAAGAATCACCGAACCTGGCTTACCCGTAACAGCCACCGTGCCCATGCCCAAGCCCTTGGTTTCCTGAATCTCCATCGCCCGGTTCAAATCAATTTCTTGGTCATCCTTAAGAATCCCCAAGGTCATCCAAGTGTGATCCAGCACACCATTCTTACTGACCTTCGGATCATCAGCATAACTGATGTACACCACCGCATCTGTGATCGTTTTCACGTTTTGCGGGTCGCGCTGCTTAATGCTCATAACGTAATCCTATTCACGAAAATATTGTATGTTGCGGAAGAAACGTATCCCCCAAGTTTACTGTCCGGTGTTGTGATGATGTTTGTTGAGGCTTGCACCCCTAGTTTCCACCTTCCCCCGAATGAGATTAGGCCTGCGTCGATTGCGCGCATGATTCGGGCTGCGGAAGGCATATCATATGAATGCACTGTGACACGCACCACTTCAACGGTGAAACCCTTACCCCCAGAAATGACACCATCGGATTGGACGGTGACGTGCCAGCCGTTTTTTTGGGGCGAGTATTTAAGGGGTAGCGTTGCTGATGTGCGCTTTTTGAAAGCATCGTTTTGCGCCAGAAACTCACGCACCTTCTTGGTGGCGTCCTGAGACATGAACAGGCGTTTATCTTTCTCCAGCATGTTACTTTCCCCCACTATAACGTTTCAAATCAAGCCCCGCCGCCGTTGCCGCCTTAGTTAATGTCCCATGCTTCGCTTGCGAGTTCAAACCACCCGCATGCATGATCGTCACCAGGCCAACAGGCCGCCCTGATTTATTGACCTCGCCTCTAGATTCAACCGGCATTTTAGGGTTCGCAATACCCCTAGCGTTAGCCGCAACCTCCGCAGCCTTAGCCTCAACCACACTCATGAAATTCTCACGCAGCATCGCATTGATAGCATCACTATCCAAACGGAACGCGAATTTATCAGCCATCAACATCACGCCTTTCACACATGACCTCAATCATTGGGGCATGCCGCTGGAGCCATGGGATTCTACCTATAGCCCAATCGAATGGGGCATGCAAAATCTTGTACTTGACCCCACGGATTTCAAGCTCATGATTCGGGCCAATCGGCAAACCCGCGGGTAAGAAAACCCTAAGACGCTGTGCTGTTGCCCCATAATCCTTATGCTGAATCTCACTGCCAGTATCGTACTGCGGTACGCCTAACACTTCGGTGTAGTTGCTGCTGTGGATTATTGACCCATCGTACCCTATTTCGGGTGGGTCGAAAATTCTTATTGACTCCACAGGTTCACCCTCCGGCTTTCCGGGAATGGTACAACATCCCCTCCACGATAGCGAGGGCTAATATGTAGCAGCCCCAAAACATGCAGCATCCTTTCGGTAAGAAACACGCCGCCAAACCCCTCAGTCCCGGTCTTTGCAAAGGTTGCGCTGTCCGACTGCTCACCAGTGGTAGACGACACACTAACCATGTTAATGTTCACACCAGTCAGCAACGATTCTACAACCATGGTGCGAACAACAATCTTGACCGCGGTTATTAGCCAAGGCTTAGAAACAATCTCATCAGCCAACACCAGGCCACGCCTAGCGAACTCAAACTCGATCCTCTCATAAGCCAAATCAATCAGGGCACGGCACCTATCCGACTCCCCCGGGAGGAAGGGGCGGGGCATCATCACCCCAATATTATCAACCGATAACTTTTCCACCCCGCCACCTTCCTATCAGCTAAGCTTATCGGCCATAGCAATAAGCTCAGGCTTAGTCAAACCTTTAATGTCTTTCTCGCTAGCCCCAAGGCTAGCAACGTATTGCCGCCACAACTCAACCTTGGCGGCCTGTGCAGGGCGTTTACTGTCACCTGTGGGGTCACTATCGCTGTCACTGTCTTCATTATCGTCAGCAGTCGGCACTTCCGGTAACCCCAAATTGATAACATCAACCTTATCATGCTTGACGTTAGCGTCCTCAGCCACACCCGAACCAATCAAGCGGGCGGCGTCAAGCGGGTGTGCGTCAAACACATCACCACGCTTACGCAAAACCTCGCCCCCATCATCCGTGGGCTGCCACCAAATCCCAATCTTTAGGCGAATCATCATAATGATTTAGCCCACCTGAATCCGTGCAACAGCCTTAGGATCATACAGGGCGCGGATAGAACGCTCCATAATATCAGCACGATACTCCATGGTTGCGCCACCGATACCGCTATCACCATGGGGCGAGTACAAGGGGGTGACCTGTGGACGGTCTAAGAATTTCTTGCCACCCGGCTTCTTGGCCTGCAAAACATACACCTGCTTCGGGTCAACATACTGGCTCACAGCCACATCCAAACCCCACGGCTTATACGGTTGGAAACCCTTAAAATACGGGTTATCCCCAGAGTTAGCGCCAATAAACGCAGCTTGGATAGTCTTATTGCCAATAATGTTATACCACACGGACGGGTGCATCACCAAGGTGTCCGGGGTGTAGCCAAGGGCAGCCTTACGCTCATCATCCACATCACCATCAACCAACGCAGATGAAACCATTGCACAGGCGCGCAAAACATCCTGCCCAATCTCCGCCGTCACAGTAGACCACGGGGTACCAGCCGACACAACCTGGTTATGCTCATCAGTAGCAGCCTTCACCCGATCCAGGCCCTGACGTGCACTAGCATATAGGAACTCGTTAGCAAGCTGCTCAACACCACGGGACAGCAGGTCAATGCGGTTATCCTTAATCATTTCATAAGAAACACGCAAACCCTCCGCAATCTTAAACGCCTTCTCCACCTTATCATCACCGACGCGAATATCAGCGGTGGGGATTTCCTCAAACTCCGCAACCTCATGCGGGCTCTCGGACAGGAACGGGCTTACCCGCTGCTTGAAAATGATGGCGCTAGCAGTGGTTTCACCATCATCAGAGTAGAACACGTTTTCGATAGCAGCATCCTGAACAATGCTCACAATCTCATCAACAATCAGCTCCGGCTCGTCCACATAGTCGGACACTGTGTAGGAACCACCGCTGTTTTCGCCTAGAATAAAAGCCATTTTCTCACCTTCTTCTCATTAGGCCAGTGGGGTCACAAGCCGCACCGACACATGCTTACGCCCCTTACGAACAACAAAACCAACAGGCTTCGTGCCAGCCTTAGCCACCTTACCATCCGCGGCCGCATTCACCTTATCCCCAACCTGCAAATCATCCGGGTTATCACAGGCAATATTAATAATCGCTGGGGAGGTCACGACGGTCACACGGTCGGTCTGGCCAATGGTCACAACCGGGGTTTTATAGGCGTTCTGAATCGCAACACCATACACATCATCACTGGCACCCGCATGCTCAACACCGCTACCAGTGAGTTTAACACACCGGTAGCCCAAAACGTTAGCAGCCGCCTTGAAAGAAGCGTTACCGGTCAAAATCTGATTAGTCATCTATATTCAATCTTCCTATTAGAAAATCTGCCGAACCTTCAGGCCGGAACGCAAAACCTGTGACTTGCCCTTATTCTCATAGCCACGGACAGCAGCACGCTTCACCGGGGTAGACTGGGTGAGATTTTCAAGCAACACCTTACCGCCCTCAAAATCATGCAACAGGGAGTTAACCCAAGCGTCCTTACCGTTAGCTGAAATGCGGCCCGAATTGATAGCCTCATCCACAAGGTTCACAACCTCATTACGCCGTGCCTCTTCACGCATCTTATTCAAAGCTTCGGCGCTTTTACGCAGCTCAGACAAGGTGTATTCGTCAACGGCAACCATGCCCTTAGGTAAAGAGTTTTCCGGCGGCACGGCCTCCGCAGACTCGCCACCATTAGGTGTTTCCTCTTTATCCCCACTGTCGTCTACAAGCTTTTGCACAGCCTCGATGATATCGTCATCGGTGGCGGCCTCATCTAATTCTAAAATTTTGATAAGCTGGTCTTTCAGCTCCATAGCATCCTCATTTTCGGTACCGTCATCAGCATTCACAGCACGGTTTTGCCCCCGCAACTTGGCGACAAAAGCCCGCTTATGCATGTTAACAATCTTACGCAAACTCTTATTTTCCGCACCATCACCAGTATCACTGGCCACAACCTCATCGGCCAAACCAGCCTCAACAGCCGCCTGACCAGTATAAAAAGTTTCCGCACCCATCAACTCACGCCACTGCTCACGCGACCCACCAGCCTTAGAAACATAAATATCAGCAATCTGATTCGACAACTGGTCCAATTGTTCACGGGTGGAATCTAGTTCGGGGATCGTCCCACCAGCGTCCCACGTCCAAGCATCATGGATCATGAGGGTTGCGGACGGTTGCATAATAACACGGTCGCACGCCACCGCTATCACACTAGCAGCCGATGCCGCGATACCCCAAATATTCGCCACCGTACCATTTTCACTACTGCGAATAATATTAGCGATGGCGATACCAAGCATTGCGTCACCACCATAGGAATTAATATTAATTATTAACGGTTCCTCGGTGGCTTGGTTGATGAACTCACGGAATCCCCCCAGGTCAATATCCCAGTCGGAAATGTCGGAAAAGAAATTCCATTCATTCATGCGGAATATTATAACATACTACAACAAAACGTTATCCCCATTGTCGTCAATATTATTAGTTTCGGTGTCACCGGACCAAGGGATTTGCATTTTACGGTGAAAGTATTTCCGTGTTACCGGGTCGTTAGGATCAACCAGTCCAGCCGCAACAGCATTGGGCCACATCTCAGGTTTCAGCTCACTGTTTGATGCGATGGGGTCACAGTTGATGAGGGGAACGGGACCCTTGTATTCTGGGAATGCTAGGCTTATCAAATCCTCAACAATATACTTTTGTGCAGTGAGTGCCACCCAGTCCGCAATTGTTTGCAAAGACTGCGTGAAAAATGATGACTGCGTATCAGCCAAAGCATATGATCCACCACCATCATCAAGGTTCAGGAAGTGCGCCAACACGCTTTTAGCGATAGCATCATTATATGATTTGATAGCGCCGGAAACATCCGGTAGCTGGCCAGAAACCCCTTTGAACTCGAACGATGCGCCGGGCGGGATTGACACCCCAGCAAAATCATCGGCACGGATAGCCTCAACTAATTCTTGACCCCTATCAATCTCGTCTTGCAAATCCTCCGGGCGACCCAACAGGGTTTCTTTCGACGCCACGTAGACGGGTATGCCCATGCCGTTTCTCTCAAGAGTTTTTAATTGAAGCCGCTGCAACTCATCCTTAAGCCGCCAAGGTCGATAGCAGGGGCGCAAGATACTTGTGCCCATCCAGTCACTGTTAGTGGGGCGATACACATACCCCACCAGGCTATCAACAGGAATCACGGGGGCAAGGTCGGTGCCGTCTTCTAATCGCACACTCTTTTGCTGAATGGATTCTAGGTTGCCATTCTCATCCACATTGATTTTTGAGATGGTGTCAGCCCAGCGGGGGGCGAGTTTCACCAGGTGCCAACCGGTTTCGTCTTGTTCGTATACTTGTTCGAAGTAGGCGAAGCCGAACACCAGGGCAAGTAGTGCTTGGGGCAAATGTTCTTGCCACGAAACCCCGCTAGAAAGCCTGGTCACCGGGGGCGAATCCACGCCAAGAATAGGTAACTTCAGGTCTTGCGCCACCCGATTCACAACCTCAGGATCAGCCCCATTAGAATCAATGTGCCACTTGGCACGAAGCACCGGAAGCGTGCAAGCGGAATAGGCCATTGAGACCTGTTCATCTTCCTTAAGCATCTTATTATAAACCGCAATGTTACGGGGGAACCTCAGATCATGGTTCGTGTCATTCAAACGCTGGTAACCATGATACCCACCTGTGGGGGTGGCGGTGCCGATCTCCTTAGTGCGCTTCGGCTTGAACTTTGCAAAGAACTTTCGTAACCCCATTATTTTCCATTAACCTTTCAGTAGTAAACCTGCCCACCAGGGCAAACGCCGTTTAGGGCATGTAGCAGCCCCGTAGGCGGGGTGAACATCAAGAATGGGCAATCGCATAGGCCATGCCTAGATAGGCGGCTACACGGCAAACTGTGGCGTGGCCAAAATCACAAACCACGACGCTTACGCGAAATACGCATCGAAACCCTAGGCGCACGCCGAACATCAACCTCAGCCGGCTTATAATCCGCAGCCAACAACAACGCAAACGACGCAGCAATGATGGGACACCCGGCCGGATTATTCCGCTTCAACGCCTTACCCGAATCCTGAATATCCCTCTCAGAAACCACCGACAACGCGTCAACCCACCGTGGTGAACCATCATGCTTGATCTTCCCATCACGCCACAATTGCATAAACAACATATAAGCCTTAGAAACCTCGGTTTTATTAAACCTGGTTGGCTCCAAACCCCGCTGCTCAAACAGTGCCGTGCAAGTCTCCGCAACACCCTTCTGGTCATAAGCAAACCCAATCGGGTCACGAAGCCCAATCACCCGCTCAATATCGGCAACAACACCCACACGGTCAAACTCATCACGGGGGGCAAGAGACAAAAACCATCTCCCATCAGCCATTTTCTCCGCGCTCACAAGCGCACAGCCAACAGCCCCCAAGTCAACATCAATGCCAACAGCAGACACAGGCCCGACACTACACAGTACGGGATCAGCCACTGTAGCAGCTTCCCAATCGGAATAATCAATAATTGGTGTAAAATCTTCATCGTCTTCATCATTGAACCAGTCACCCCAACCCAAGCATTCGACACCAAAATTGATCCTACCAATCTCGGTGTTGAGTCGTTTCATTTGTTTTCTAATCTTCGTCTCATCCATGATGAACCCATAGGACGGGTTCGCCAGGATCCAGGTTTCCTCAACATCGGGTTTAGCATCAGCAGGCGCACGGTATTCTGCCAGGTAGATGGGGTCAACAGGGTCAGGCCCCGCCAACGCTTGACGCCTCATTGCCGAAATGACTCTGCCGTCCTGGTGGGCTTTGAAAGCCTTATGAACAGCTGAGGTAATATAGAAAAACTGCGGATCATCCGCAGCCTGGGTAGTGAAGTTAATAGCAGCAACCGCACCATCAGTCAAATTATAGGCCTCATCATAGACAACACATGATATTTTCGTGATACCACGGGCGGTGTCGTCACCGCGGGTTTGGAAAAATATTACCCCGCCACCCTCGAACTCCAGCACGCCCTTGCCTTGGGAGCCTGAAAAACGCTTAAGCATACCGGCCAGCGGGGGGAAAGCTTTCACCACCCCAAGCAAATTCAAATAAATACTATTAGCCGTATCCCACAGCTGGGCCGTGTATAGTATGCGCCAACCGTATTTTATGGCACGGTACAGGCAGATAAGGGAAATGCCCAGGCTCTTGCCATTCTGCCTAGGAATGATAAGAATGTTGTCAGAGTGGACGTATCTACCAACCTCATTCTTGCTGCACATGGCCAAAATATCGTACTCCTGCCACGGCATCAACTCCACCCCAATAATCTTAGCGAAAGCAATAATCTCCCTACCCTCGCCATGATCGTATGCGGGGGCCTCGCGCAAATTATACGGTGTTTGTTTACCCCTTAAAGTTTTGTGAGCCGATGATTTCGGAAAAGGCTCTCTCTTTACCATCGACATAGTAGCTGTCACCATTATCTTTTTCCTGTCTTATCTGTTTCACAGCATTGATGCGGTGCCGTTCCACATCGTTAATCGTTTTGCGGAACAAGTCTTCTTGGTTGCGAATCTCCCCCATCAAGGAATCCACGACAACAATGTAGCGGGGTAGCTCGTCATCCTCATCATCAATGTTGTTGGCGTTTTTCTTAGGTTTTTCTTCCTCAACTTGCTTCACCACACCCCGCACAATCTTGCCGTACTCGCGTTTCAAACGGTCAATCCGGTCACGCTGTCGGCATGCGATAATGATAAGGTTTTCCATGCTAACGGACTTGGGTTCTTCCCGGTAGGAATCGTAAACAAACCTGCCCCCCGATAGCCAGTCCTCCGGGTATTCCTTGCCGTCGTATATTCTGGCCATATGTTTTACCTCTCGATCACTAGCCCCAAAAACCCGAACCTGTACCACCATTCGGGGCGACAGGGGTGTTTTTCTTGCGCATACTCTCATAGTATTTATCCACGCCAAGCATGAATGACTTGGGTCGCAGGCGAGCGCAACGCTCACGAACAATCGCCTCACCGGGATCAATGCGCTTGAACTCGCACCCGGCTTCCGCATAGCGTAGTAGTGCCGATTCGCTGGGTGTGGAGTGAATAATATACGCATCCGTCTCTGACTGTTTCAAGGCTTCCTTAATAAGTAGAAGCCTTGCTTTCCTCACCAGTCTTGCCACCACTTGCGGGTAATCATGATTACCGATAGGGTAGCCGCCAATAAGGTTGCATAAATGGTCATAGTCAATCCTTATATCCCCGGGTTTCGCATGCTCACTAACCCACGTGGTTTTACCCCCACACGGGGGGCCCATCACAACAATCTTCCGAACGTTACCAGTAGTAACCTCACCCCCGCCACGTTGACTATTGCAAGTAAAATGCAACAAGCGTTCCGGCATTTCCCCGTTTCTCGCCCCGTGAAAATTCAGGTGGTCAGCAGCAAGCGGCTTACCATCAAAATTTTTCACAGCAGAAACATACATTGGCCTGCCACACCACGGGCACGGGGTACCATCACGCAAACGAAGCATCAAGCTTTCACGGGCACGCTGGTGCATCTTACCGTAGCCCCTAGCGCTAGCTGATAAAACCATAAAAATATTCCCCTAAAAAGCGTTTAAACAAACAATTTTCAGGGGAATATTATACCACGTCACAACAAAATACTAGTGCTTCCTACCAGCCCTCCAAGCCCGCACACTGCGTAAATCCACCATCAAGGCACCAAGGTGGGTTTTATGGCGTATGTAGTCACGGTTCACGGCCTCAAGAATTGAACTCGCGGGGCAACCTATTTTCTCCGCGGCCTCCTGGAAACCAACCCAATCCGGTACATAATCACTATACCCAAGCATGCGCTTAGAAAACAAGCGCTGTTTAGCCCACGCCTCGAAAATGTCTTCCAGCTCTTCAAAGTCATTGTAGGCCTGGTTAATGGCATGCTCAACCTCGAAAACGATATCGTAAACATCATCTGCGGTTAGGGTGCTGGCAGCGCCAACAACCCGGCCACTCTTGGAAACCCAGAAAAACCTTAACCAACCAGAAGCCATAGACCCACGCGACACCAACACCTGAACCAACATGCCCAAATGCTTCAAATCCGCGTCAGGGTAATCAATAAGTTCAACCGCTAAATCCGCGTGGGTTGCGTCCTGCGTGCGACGGTTACCCACCGACTCAACCAGGCTGCGCAAACCAATAAAAACCTCACGGGTTTCATGCAACAGTTCTTCTTTCAGATCGTAGTCTACCATGCGATGATCGGACCTTTCACTGGTTCCACCTCGATAAACACATTCGGCGGCTCGTTTGGTGCGCAACGGCGCTTGCTTGCGGCCAGAATGCAAACTTGGGAATCGTCTTTGAAAACCACGCCGGTCAATGCGTCAAGGATTGCTCGCTCCAGCTTATCAATATCAGGGCGTTGAATCATTGTTAGCGGGTCGGCTGGTTTCATTGCTTTGGTGCGGGGCATGGCAAAAATCAGTTTCACCGACATGGGGGTTTTCTCAAGCATTTCTAAGCCCCGGTACTGCATGTGGGTTGCCGCGGTGCTGGCCACATGATCCCGCCATTCCTTCAACCCCTCCGCTGATTCTTTCATGACAATCTTCTTACCACGAAGAAACGCCACCTTACTACCCTGGGGTTTGGGTACACCATCCGCAGAAAACTGCAAGAAAAAATCCCTAGGCTTCATCGTGGATCACCCCCTCGTAATCATCATCGACATGAAGGTTAACCTTATCGTCAGGTTCGGCTTCCTCACCGATAAGCCGGTAGATTTCGTCCAACAACATGTCCCGCGCCTTGTCCAAATCCTCAATACGTTTCACCAGGTCAGCATGCTTATTCAGCCCATCGAGTCGGCAAGACCGTGCAATATATTGCAGTGCTTGGGCAGCGTTCCCGGTCAAATGCCGTGAAATGTCCCACACCTCAGTGTTCCCAAACTTATAGTAATCACCCATGATACTTTCCTTTCTTTCTTAGAAAATGTTAATGTTACGTGGCACACCATCAACCGTGACGAATGATAGCACGCCGCCGTATGATGTCGAGCCGGTGCGGTTACGGAACCAGGTTGATTCCTTTTCCAACGCCGGGGCGCTTACGATCCAGCGCTTAGCCGTCCACGACTCAATATGAAAATTGTGAAAATGCCCACTGATAAGAATATCCGCCTGGGCTTCCTCACTATCATTAGCAATATGGCCAGACCACCATTTTTCCGCACCACTGATTTGCCCCTTGAATAAATGCCCGTGCACGATCGTGAACACGGTGCCGCCGCAATCGTAGGTAACACTGCCTCGGGTGTGGTCTGGGTACAACCAGCGCACATTTTTGCCCCGCATCATTGCCGCATCAACCATGCTGAAAGCGTCCTGAACAGCGGAAACAATCATAATATCGTAGTTGTCGGACATGGGGCGGGACTGTTTGCGCGTGGTTTCACCATGGTTACCCGGCACTGTGGCCACAACCAGGTCATCAACGTGTGATAGGATTTCCTGAACAGTCCACGACACCAGGTGTTGGCAGGTGCGCAGCTGCTCCGCAAGGGTCAGGTCGCATTCGGCAATCATTTTACCATCCTGCGAAGTATAGCCCTCGATCAAATCACCTGCAAAAACCAGGTTCACCCCACCGATATTCTCATGGTGTTCTAAGGCTCGAACCACCCCGGTTTTCCACCGGCCAATCAGGTACTCGGTGCCAGCGCCAGCCTCAACACTCTTCCCAATATGCGTGTCGGATAGCACAATGGTCAACCAGTTTCCGTCATGTGTGACATTATCCACCCGGTCCAGGTAGATGGAATCCAACAAATCCTCAATATCGCTATTATGCTGTGGCCTTAGAACAACCTTAGCGCGGTAAGCATGCTGCACACCATGCCCCGGCACTTCCCAAGCCGAATGCCGAACGGGACCCTCCACAGAATACTTCTCAGGATCAAGCCCGAAGGCATCCAGCACATGCCCCCAATCATCTTCTGTTGGTGGCGTGGTTCGTGGCGGTGAGGTCACAACCCCCTCGACGCCATCCATCACCACACCAGGCACAACCCCTTTCGGGGGTGCGGTGAGTAGTTTATCAACATCACCCATATGCTTCACTCTTCCTTAAAAACTTCTTAACGAACATTGTTGCGCAGGTTAGCCACCATAGAGCAGAATGCTTTGTACTGGTGCGGGTACGGGTTGCCCTGCAATGACGTTGCGACCAGCCATAAATCATGCAAAACCACATCATCCCTGGTCAACGCTTCAATCATTGCCTCGCGTTCCTCACCGAAACTATCCAACCATTCGTACGAGGTGGGGGGCTTAGGCCCCATCGCGTCCACCACGGTGGTGAACTGTTCAACCAAACTCACTTCTCAACCTTTTCTCAGTCCTGGGGTTTTCCTTTACTTACGCCACATATTATACACGAATGTGAGCTACTTGTCAAACCAATGTGATTATTATCACATTCCTTGGGGGAACTCTTTAAACCGCGAGTAGTGAAGCTGGTGGGCAATCGTGTGCACCCCGGTCGCCCCGCCACGGTTCTTCGCCACGATAATGTCCGCTTCCCCGGCGCGTTGGTGGTCTGGGTCTTTCGCATCAGGCCGGTCAATCAGCAGAATAATATCGGCATCCTGCTCAATCGCACCCGATTCGCGCAGGTCAGAAGCCCTAGGCGTGCCCCCGTCCCGGTTTTCACTATTGCGGTTTAGCTGGGCAACCAACACAATAGGCACGTTCAAATCCTTAGCAAGAATTTTAAGCTGCCTGGTCATCTGCGCCACCTGCTCCTGCCGTGGAACATTCACATTAGCCGGGGTGATGAGCTGCAAATAGTCAACAACTATGAGTCGCACATCATTCTTACGCACCTCAATTTTTGATCTCGAAACAATATCCATGATTGTTTGACTAGCATCATCACTAATATAAATAGGGGCGTCCGATATCTCCCCAGCCTTCCGTTTCAGCATCTCGAACTGATCCACCGACACGTGACCCCCGCGGATAGCACTAATATTCGTACAAGTTTCCGCAGCCAAAATACGCTGCTGAATCTCCCTCGAAGACATCTCCAAAGAAAACATCAAGGTAGCAGCCCCATTCCTGATACTAATTTCCCGCATAAAATCAACCGCCAACGTTGATTTACCACACCCAGGCCTAGCCGCAACCACAACCAACTGCCCCCCCTGCAACCCCTGCAACATTGCGTCAAGCCCACGAAAACCAGTCATCACCCCCTGCGGTAGTTGCCCTGCCATAGCATCAGCTAACCAATCCAACGATTCATCGAACGCCAAATGACAAGCCCCACCCGCCGACGACGATAACATAATGCTATCCAGGCCGTCACGAACCCTGCCCAGAACATCGGTTGATGTGACCGATGGTTCCTTACACAGGGTTTCCATGTGTGCGGCTAGTGACCATAGTTGGCGCTTGCGGGAACGCTCCTTGACATTCCCCGCCAAGAATGGTATGTCACTTTTCATCGTGGCTTTTGACAGCAGGTCATGCACCACACTGCCATCAATCCGCCCCAGCTCGCCCCGCTTCTCCAAACCCCCTAGCACACTAATAGCATCAATATCAACCCCAGCCATGAACAAATCTTGCATCACGGCAAACACCGCTTGGTGTGCCCAGTGCTGGAAGTCCCCGGCTTCAACCAGGGTGAACACCTCACCCGTGCCCACACCCCCCATCAACAAACAACCCAACAGGGTTTTTTCCTCATCCAATGCTAAGGTTTCATTCACGTGTGTTTCTCCCCACATAAACTAGAACCCCCCACAACAGGGGGGGGGCGGTGAACAATTATCTACGACAAAAGGGCTTTACGGTACTCCATCAGGCGAAGCCGGTTGAACCCGCCATGCGCGTGCTCCCTTAAACCTTCCTTAACAAGAACCACCACGGGGGCCTGCAAAACATTATCAGCAGCGGCCTGGGCTAGAACATTCTCATCAATGGGGGCGTATTCTACCGGAACATCCGGGTGCTTGTCAAACCATTTTTTCACAGCGTCACATTGTGGGCAGGCTGGTTTTGTGAACACAAGTACCGTGTTTTCTTTAGAACGGGGGTTGCTCATTATCCACACCTCCTTGCCATGGTTGTTGGGGCTGTCGCATTTGTGGCTGCTGTTGCTGCTGGTAGCGCTGCTGCGCGCCTATCCAGCCCTGTTGCGCTTGCTGCTGCAAACTACTACCCTGCGCCATGTTTTCGCCTTGGTCCTGGAATCGTTTTCCGGTCAAATCCAAACCGATAGCGGTTGCCGCCATCTGCAAACTGTGGGCAGTCTCACCATTCTTATTCTGGTACTCGTGGTTCACTAGCCGGCCTGTGATAACAACCCGGTCGCCCTTTTGCAAATTATTAGCAACCGATTCAGCAAGCCGGTCAAAGCACGACACTCGCACCCATGTTGTGTCCGTCACATCCCAGTTGCCAGTAGTGGGGTCTTTCTTATAATCAGTATTGGCAACACTGAAGGAACACACTGCTTTCCCCGCCTGCGTAAACCGCAATTCTGGGTCGCCACCGAGGTTGCCCCGGAATGAAACATCAAGACTCATCGTCATTTCCTATCTTATTATTGTTGTTCTCATCTGCCAGAAGGCTATCAATCTTCTTGCGCCGTTCTTCACGCCACAGCCTCACGCGCTCACGCATTTTAGGGTCACGCCCCAAATCCGCCATCACATGGCCACAGTGGGCAATAATATCCCCAGGCCTTGGGGGCGAATCAGTGGCACGCGCTAAACCAAACCAGCGCCCGAAAGCCATATCATAAACCGGCTCCGGGTAGTCACCAATAGCATTCAACGATTGATACCACACATCAACCAGGATATCGTGCTCCATGGTGTTTTGGGGGCGTTTGAAACCCCACACCGACACGATCATTTTCTCCAATAATTTTTCGGTAGCTTTCGGGCTGATACTCATTACCGTGTCCACGCCTCCAAATCATCAATGTGCAAGCTTTCATACTCCGACATGGGGGAGATACGTAACAGTGACGGTATCACAGGCACGCTATCCCACTCCCCACCATTCAACCAGGTGGTTGGGTGTTTGATATACTGCTGGTCTGTGCCAACGGCTTCATGATACTTGGCGTACCGTTTAGCCGCGTCTATCATGGTTTCCTCAGAAACAGTTTCAACAGCAGACTTCCACGCCCGAAACGCCTTAGCCTTATTCACCCGGCGCGGGTAAGCCTTCCAAAACGCCTCAAACCCATCAGTGTACCTGCCCCGCACGGGGCGTTTAGCTGCCCCCGCAAGCGCAGCTTTGCAATTCGGTGGGGCAACAACACTGACAGTAATCAAATCCTCGGATTCCCCAATCGTGCAAACCCAATGAAAGTCAAACAAAACCTCAAGGTGGCGCATAAAATCACCGTAGGATTCGTGGACAAAGTCTAAGAAAGCATCCATATCGGTCTGGGTTTCCGACGCCCCGGCCACTAAAAGCCTTAGAAGGAAAGCCGCATCGTAGTCTTGAAGCTCGTCAACCCCAACCTTGGGTTTACCATCGGTGACCAGCACTTTAACCAGCATCAGGCTTGCCTTCCAAACGATCCTTACAATCAGTGTACAGGCGCATCACCCGCGGATCCTCGCGCAAACTTTGCTCAAGATTCATATAGTCATTCCGCAACGCCTCAAGGTCAGTAATATTCATCACACGTGCGATAAACTCCTCCGACAAATCAGCCGGCTTATCAGGCTTGCTATCAACCTCACTGTGGTCAACACCATCAACCGTGATGTGAGAATAATCACGGTCAACCTCCATCGTGGGAATATACAACACCTGTGTAAGTGCTGTGCGCAATGCTACACTAATGGCCTTTGAGGTGGCTTTATCGCTGGTGTCGAATGCTTCCGCGGGCACAGTCACCGACAATTCGTCGCCTGATTCGCCGTCAATAAACGTGTATTCCACCAACAGTCGCACACGGATTTGACCAGCGCCTTTCGATGTGGTAGCAACTTCGTACTTCCAGTCGAGAACCTTCACCTTGATAACAATACCAAGACGCGAAAACACGGGGTGAACAGCATTGATAACATGTTCGATACCGCGAAAGTTGTACCGTTGGTGTTGGTTCTGGCCCCACTTGCCAACCGCGCCAATCTCTTTCGACGCCAACGCCAGCTTATGGGCAATACCCTTTACCCCCACCGTGGGGGTATTTTCCCCATCGCCTGGGGTTTGTGTTAATTCAGTCACAATATCACTCTTCCTACATGAAATGTGCCACGGCATACACCAGGGCGACGATAGCCGCAACAACAATAACCAGTTTCACGATCACGGCAAACACCATCAGGCCAACCCACAGGCGCTGTTGACGTTTCATTTCCGCGTCGAACTCTTCAAACGAATGATCCAATTTCATGTGTTTTTCCTCACATTTCAGGGACGGGGGACAATCGACACGACATTATCGTATCGACTTCACCCACCCCCACAAACAGTGGGGTAGGGCCTTCGTTTAATTCACCGGCACATCCTCACATTTCGGCTGGAGCAACGGGTCATTTTCGGCAAGAAACTTCACACACTTAGCATCAAACTCCGCCAACACACCCCGCCAACCAGGCAAAATAATATCAAGCATCGCATCAGAATCAGGATCACCTGAACAAGATTCAATACCAGCCCACTGATGATCCGCACCATGACCAATGTCAAGGAACAGGTATGATTCGTCATCATCATGTTCACGGTGCATATTGAAGTAGTACATGCAGTTCCCGCCCCCAGTCCGGGGCAGCATCACATACTGTGAGAAAAACCAACTATCATCCTCACGGCGGTAGAAGCGCATTTCCTCAAACCGCACCGGGTCCTTGCGTAGGTCGTGCACACGTGCACCAACCCAAGCCTGGGGCAACAATTCGTTGATTGCTTTCTTGCCCTCGATGGTGGCGGGGTCCAAAATCCACTCATCATTTTCAGTATCGAGCACCCGATCGTAGAACCACCCGTAGGCGATATACCAGCCCGGCTTATGGGGGTAATATTCCTCTAGTAGCTGGTCAACCCGGTTCATCTTCTCAAACGTTGCCATGGCCTTTATTATACTCCTTCACTTGCCTGTTTGCAAAACAGTCTTTACGCCACAACCACACGGAACCATCATACATGGTGGCGAATTTCTCACCCGGGTGCTGTTTATCCATATACAAAAGCGTTGCAATCTCCTGATCCACGTTCTTGCCGATACGGATTTTTGCTGTCAAAACTTTCTCAACATCCTGCTTGAACACGGCCATTGCCCGATGACGCCATGGGGCGATAGCGTCCAGCTGACTGCCACCCTCTTCGGTGCCGTCACTGATCCCCAAGCCAGTCCACGCGGTATCAGGCACGCCCTCATCCTCATGGGAATAACCACCATGGAAGGTCGTAATGAACTTCCCTTCGCCGATCACATCGCCAACAAGCAAGTAGTGGAACTCGATATACGGGTGGTCATTGTACGGAACATCCAGGTCCGGGTTGATGAAACTGATTCGGCGAACCAATGATTTTTCACCATAGAACAAAACAGCATCATCACCACGGGATAGGAACATCTGGCCAGGCTGCACCTTCGTGTACCCACCCCCATTATTGGGGTATCGGATATCCGACTGCCTTAAAGCCTCGATAACCTCATCCTGGTCATCACCCCAGTAGTATAGTCGCCATTTCTCCGCCTCATCATCAACCAAGCGGTGATAAGCATGGTCATCATTGAAAAGTTCCTTCGGGGTTTCAGGGCAGTGCTTCTTACGCAGCTGCTCAATCACCCAATACTTTTCACCCAGGAAAGCATCATAGTGATCTTCCTCACCCTCGCAAACATCAAGATAAGTGCCCGTCATTTGGTTTCCCCTTTCAAATAGTTTTGCAGGCTTGCCTTATGGAACTCGTAGGCGATTTTATACAAGCGTGTGGCGATACGGTTGTCCTCCGGGTCATCAATTTTTTCACCTTCACGGAACATGTACATGGTGTGGTTGTGACATTCTTCAGCCTTGGCCAAGAGCTCTTCCACCGCCATACCGGTTTTTGCACCATCCTGAATCACATCCAGGGTGGCTAGGCCCTCATTCACCCCCAGCAGATACGCGTAATCCTCGGCAAACTTGCGGAAACAATCTTCAGTGAACTGTGTGAAACCATCAACCTTATAGGCAATCTTTTCACGCTCCGCATCATCCTTGCGCCCTAGCACCCTGCTGAAAAATTCTGCCAAACGGCCTTCCTGTGCCGCGGTCATCGCCGCGCCCCAATTAATATTAACCATGCCCCTATTATAACAATCCCCGGCCTAGACCGCAAGCCTAAACCGGGAAACTGTTGGTGATACTGGTCACATGCTAGCATTCGTAGGCGATAGCATCAAACAAAATACCCTTAGCGTGACTTAGCTCATACGCTAATTCATCCGAAAGCAAGGGGATTACCGCATCAGCATAGGGGGCGATTACCCCATACGCAAAAGTGAACACATCAAAATCATCAAAATTATTGAAAACAGCCATCGCGTTTTCAATGAGCATTTCCGCAATCTTCACAGGGTCCGACTCCCCCAACCATGGGGGTACCGCAGCACCCGCCAGGAACCGGAGTTTTTCTTCCGAAACCCCCACATCCTGCCCCACATCTTTGAGCAGCGACAACTGTAACAGCAAGGGGGTGGCAACAACCCAATCCGGTACACCCGCTTTCGGGAAAACATCAACCTGTTTTTTCAGGCATTCCTTAAACTCCTCAATGTTCATGTTCATAGCGATCCTTTCAAAACCTCATCCACGGTTTCCAGCACAAGCACCAAATTAGCAGCAAACTGAACCTTAGAAAAACCATCAGGCATCAGGCGGAAAATCACTTCCGACTCGGGAATCAGCACACTGCGCATGTGACTAATTTCCCTCGGGCTCATCGAACCACCCGAAATTACGGCAATATTAGCGGTCATGATTTGCGAGGCCTCAACAGGGGTTTTAGCCGCATGCCACGGGGGTGTGACGGCCGCCACCAAAGCCGCGTAATCATCCACACCCATCCCCTCAATCGGGTAGCCATAGCGGGCCAGGGCATCAACCTCGTGCAGCAAAACCTGGGCTTCCACCCACTCCGGTATCCCGCCGCGGGGAAAATTCTCCACCCACTCAAGTATGCCAGCCTGGTATTCTTGCAACGTTTCCATTAGTCAAATCCTCCTAAGATTTTTGCATATGCTCAAGATTTTGTTTCCCAATCTCCGCTACCTCCGCCTGGGTGTACCCGTCATGTGGGATTATTTGCCCAGGGCGCAGCGTGTAACATTGTTCCAGAAACTTGTTAAGCGTATTCTTAGCCTCCGGCCAGGCGGCTAGAAGATCATCACCCGCCGGCTTACCGTAAGAAATGCGCCACCGGAAAACCAGCCGGTAGGCGCGCCCCCTAACGTCCTGGTGGACCTGCATGATAACTTCCATCTCCTGCTCATCGAACGGGGCCATCACATCAAACTCTACCGACACTCGCAGCGTGACCTCTGATACTGCCCTGGATAGGCCAGGTATCAACCCCGTGCACCCCTAAATCGCTCATCGGATCATGCGGGTTATTGACACCGCCGTATCTCAGGACACCACCCCCACCAATATTTTTCTTCAGGAAATTACGCATTGTGCGGGGGATTCGCCCCATCACTTTAATGCTACCAGGCACGATCACGAAACTCCTCCTCCAAACATTCACGCGCATGCCGCGAAATGATATCATCAATCAAGCATAATCCCTCGGGACTTTCCGCAAAAACAACTTTGGCTGAACTGTCCTCGTGGTAAATATCAATGAAAGTGACGTAATTATCATCTTCGCCTTCGCAGCCGATGGATACCTCATACTCGCCAAACCGCTTTTTATACGTCAATCCGTACCAAAACCCATCATCAGAAGAAAGCGGCTCGGTGTAGCTGTTCTGCTCCCATGTGTCATCCCAAAGGTCTATCCGTGAAGCCATAGCAAGAAGAATGTCCTTGACCTCTTCGATGCTTCGGGGATTAATCATTTACACTCCTCCATGTGTGCTATAAACTCTTTCTCCAGCCGGCTTCGCTTCCCATGTAGAATCCTATCGACAATAAAATCATCCTCCTTCGAGCTCACCTGTGCTAAATGATATTTGTTATCCAGGTCACGAATATCAATGAATGTGAAAAAATCATCAGGGCGACCAATGCAGCCAATAAGAATCATGCGGGGACCAGCGTAGCACTTGTAGTACATGACATGCTTGGTGGGAAAAATGGGGGCAGATAAGCATTCAAAATGTTTCCGCCAGCCACCAGCCCACGGATCCAAACCCATATCCCACAAGCTCAAACGGGCAAAACAGGCCTGTTTGGCCAGGCCTTCATCAACTTTCTTCACGCTTTACCCCCGCCACGAACCGACTAGCGGTATCAATAAATTCTTGCCCCAAACGCCTGCGGCCACGCCCTGAAATGACAGCATTAATACCATGCCCGTCATCGGGGGTTTTCAGCCACGCGCGCCTAGAACCGCCTTTGCGCTGAACATCAATAAAGGTAACAAAATCGTTTAGTTCACCCGCGCAACCAACATACACCACATAGTCGCCAAACTCTTTCTTGTACACCAAGTCATGCCAGTAGCCCAAATTGAAAAATGTTTCTCGGTGATCCTCCTCACGCTCCCATGTGCCATCCCAGGGGTCTAGCAGTTGGTCACGAAGAAGGTCTTTCACCTCTTTAATGATTTGCATTATTGTATCCTCCATGGTTTTTATTATACCAGTTCGGGGCCAGTAAAACCAGCCCCGGGAATGTGATATTTGTCACAATGTTAGTTCTTCGATAAACTCCTGTAAGTACTCCCTCGAACTCACGCGCTCCAGTGAATTATGGTACACATCAAAACTGAACCGCTCTAACTCGTGCCGCACGCCTGGCCAGTAACAGTCCACCCCTTGACCGGAAGCCAAATCCATATACGACATTTTCCACTCGATGCGCACATCATCATCCAGGCAGAAAATATTCAGGTACGCTTGAATTTCATGCGTCCAGTAGGGCTTTATGGCACTCCCTTCAAAAGTGCCCCCGAATGAGTACTCGCCTTGATTGTTCCAACCGTCACCACCAAACCGCCTACGCCAAAGGTGGGGGATCACGGAGCTGGGCTCATGCCCGCCCCAAAAATCATCAAGGCCCATTGGTAGGGTTTTGAAAGCTTCAGTGACAAAATTATGCATTGTTGGGGGCACATGGTCCAAAACTTTCATGGCTAAAACTCCCCTTCTTCGTCGTAGTCGCCGCCGTTTTCCAACCATTCCATGCAGGCGGCTTCAAATTCGCTTCGGATCAGTGACAGTTTGCCGCACAAAATCTTATCAATTTGTTCACGGTCGTTCCATGAATCGAGTTCCAGCATGTCACCGCTGGGCAGGTGTTCGATATGTAAACCGATTGTGTATTCATCGAGAATGCCGTTAGCCCAGATTTGAATTTCGTGATCCCCAGCCGTGCGCCACCACGATAGGTAAACTTCGCCTTCGATATCAATTTGTACAGGCGAGGTTTCCCACCCTGTCATCAGGGGGTCAATTTCCACCTGCGCTTCAAAAATATTACTCATGTTCCCGGGGCCTCCTATAACCCCTTGCCCTGCGCCCCGCACCTTGCGGAACCTTTATCCTCAACCGGACACCCTTCATTATACACAGCCCACGCCCCAACGCAAGCCGAACCATTG